TTTTCTTCCATAGTCTTATCCTTGATTTGAGTCAGTAAGAAACTAAATCTGACTTATTCCCAATCTCTGTAATAAAATTAGGTCTATACGCCTTCGCTTGTCAACACAGTCTAATGGCATGCTGCGACATTTTTTTATTAAAATGGGCTGTACGCATTACCGCGTAACTTTGCTATCCCATTAAGTGTTTACTTGGTTGTTGCTAACGCCAATTGAGAAGCATTCCTCTTCGTTATGTCTTCGGCAACAATGCTTCTGACTGTATTAATTTTTTTACACGCTGCTCGCAGTATCAGTCGTGTCCTAGTGCTTTTTATAGTGGTCTAAGGCTTCTCCACTTTTACTATGGCTCAAATAAAACCACAAAAAAACGAGCATACCATAATTATGGAATGCAAAATAGATTTGTTTATTTTTGTAAAAACTTACTAATTATTCTAGCGTGTAAAGTTGCTGATGCTGGCAATATTAATTCATCACCAACAGGCAAGCTAACAACCCAAACAGCTTGGTTTAAATCAATATTAGTCGGCCTATCAGTTGCAAGTAACTCATGTATCTGATCATTAACTTGGTAATTATGGGCTTGACCGCGTGTTAAATAATCAACAGTTACCCCTAATACTTTTGCTAAATCATTAATATAAACCGGCGCATTTTTAATTTTGCCTTGTTCCAGGTTGCCTATGTTTTGAAAACTTAGGTCACCAATAAGATTCGCAAGCCCTTGTTGTGTAAGACCTTTAGCTAACCTTTCACGTTTAACTCTATCGCCAATTGTTTCTATATCTTTAGTCATTTAACTGTTCCTTTGTAAACCGGTGTAAAAATGCAAATAAACTTTGTATATAATTTCCCTATGGAAGACTTAATAAAACATTTTGGTACACAACAAAAACTGGCCAGGGCGCTTAACTGCCACCACCAAAATATCCAATATTGGAGGAAGGTGGGGTTGCCAATTAAACGCGCTATAGAAATCGAAAAAGTAACCGAAGGTAAATTCACGCGCCAAATGTTGTGTCCTCATTATTTTAACTAATAACAAAATAATTTTGCATAAAAAAGGGATATTACCATATTTTGTTGTACTAAAAAACAGTATTTACTTAAATGAATAATAACAGCCACCACAATTTTGAAATATGCAACTCTGTTTGCCCTATTTGTAGGCAATGTGGCCGTCACAAAATACACTTTCCAAAACACCGATTATTAGAATTTAACGTGCATTCATTTATACCAAAAACAGGTAAATGTTTATCACATATTGATTTAACCAATGCCCAGGAAGAGGACACAAAGTGAAACAATTTAGCCAGCTTACAAATAAATATGGGTATACAAAAATACCAAATGAGTTGGTAAATGATCAGTTATTAAGTTGGAAAGCTAAGGGTTTATTTTGCCATATGGCCAGTAAGCCCGATAACTGGGTGTTTAGTGTGCAACGCCTAGCTAAATCTTATAAAGACGGTAAAGCGTCAATATTTGCAGCCTTAAATGAGTTAAAGGGGCGTGGGTGGGTTGAATACATGAAGAACGCCAACGGCACAGGAAGATACATTTTAGCAACCTCGTTAAATAACCCTAAAGCTACAAAACAGACTTTGGAAAAGCCAAAAGCTGAAAAGCCTGTTATGGGTATTCCCACTATGGGGAAATCGGAGGCTATTAATAAGAAAGATTTAAATAGTAATAAAGATATATATAAAGGTGTTATAGAAAAAAGCGCCGAGATTATTTATTTACCTATAGGTGGTGATCAACTTAACCCATCTACCAAGTACACAGAAAGGGAAATATTAATGATGGTTCAACAGGGGGTAATTGATGTCCACTAATAGAGAGATAGTTAACCATACTGATATTGCAGATGAGATTTATGAGTATTTGCGTTATGAGTATAAGTTTTTAACACATAAAGGCATGACACTTGAAAAGTGCAAAAGCACACTAGCCAATAAGCTAAAACGTTTAAGCAGTTTTGAGGTAATGAACTGGAATAAGGCTTTGGATGAGATTGCTAAGGTCAAAAGCGACAACGCGCCAACACCCGTTGAGATAATTTATGCAATTAAGGCTGCTGCCAAAGCATTAAGGCCAGTAGCACAAAGCCTTAGCCCTGCGGTTGATGTTAGGCAAACTACTGATTATGAGGCGTTGTGGAAACAGGCTGATGATGAGGCTAAATGGCGCTTTTTTATAGACCATAAGTTTAACGCTGTGCCGCCATACATACGCTATTGGTTTATTAAGCACCATATGGCTACATTGGGTTATACAGCCTATGAATGCACAATGCTTATTAAGTATTGGGCGATACCCTTTAACAACGCTAACGCTGGTGCAGTTATTAACAATCAAAGGGAAATAACGGAATACTTTAGGGCGCGTGACAATGGTTAAAAAAGTTAAGTTATGGTTAAAAATTAAAAACCTTAAAGATGTTGTTGATATAGCTGAAGAGATGCAAAAGTGGTGTGAGTATTTAGCACACAGCGCCAAACAAGGGGATGTTGAAGAGGTAACGGAATGTTTAGAAAACATGCAGGAATTGTTTAATAAAGCAAGGGGGCATTGATGGGCTTACAAAGTGATGTTGAGAATAGGATGGGTGAAAGTGTTAATAAACTAATGAGGCGTAATGCTGGTGAGGGTAAGACAGTAAGGCATTGTTCTATGCTAATGGATGTTAGCTATACAACGGCTAACCGTTGGGCGCATAAGTATAACGTTAAGTTTAGTGCAGCCAACCCATTTCGTAAATGGAGTCTTAAATGATAGGTTTAGCATTTAAAGCCGCATCAATGATGAATGACAAGCCATCAATACCTAATATTAATTTCAATATTAAAGGTGATCTAAAGCCTATTATTAAACACTTAGATAAACTGCAAAGAAAACAAATACCATTTGCATCTGCTAATGCTATTAATACAACACTGTTTGATATTATGAAAGCTGAGAAGGCGCAGCTGCCTAAGAAGTTGGACAGGCCAAAGAACTACACTATTAAGGCATTTAAGATAAACAAGGCTAAGAAAACAAGGTTGGTTGGTGATATACACGTGATACCAAAGAAGTATGAGTATTTGAAGTATGCTATAGAAGGCGGCACACGCACCGGCAACGTACTTGTACCCACAAAGCAAGCAAAGTTAAACAAATTTGGTAATATTCCAGGCTTAAAAGATGGTAAGAAACTTAAAAAAAATCAGTACAAAGCTAAGATAAATAACACCTATGGGGTATGGGAACGTACTAAAACTAGGACTAAATTAATAATCCTCTTTACTAAAACCGCTACCTATAAAAAACGCTTTCCCTTTTATAAGATAGCTGATGGGGTAGCGCGTAAAAAGTTCCAGCGTAACTTCAAGAAAGCTCTATCCAGGGCAATGAGGACTGCCAGGTGAAAAGGTACTTCCAGGGCAAAGACCACAAGGGTAATTTGCGCCTTGCTATTTTTCTAGTTACAGCATTTACAGAGGCATTGCGTTTCACTTATGGAAATTGAATATATAAAAACCAGTGAGTTATCGGTGTATGCCAACAACACCCGAACCCACAGTGATGAACAGGTTGAACAGTTGGTACAGTCCATAAAAAAATTTGGTTTTACTAACCCAATATTAATTGATGGCGAGAGGCAAATAATTGCCGGGCATGGCCGCACCCTGGCAGCTACAAAAATGGGGATGGTGGATGTGCCATGTATAGTGCTCGACCATCTTAATGAAGATGAGCGCAAAGCCTATGTTATTGCTGATAATAAGTTGGCATTAAATGCTGGCTGGGATGAGGAGTTATTAAAAATTGAGATGGGGGCTTTGGATAGCTTAGGTTTTGATTTGTCAGTGCTGGGCTTTACTGGGGATGAGTTAAGTGGTTTGTTTTTGGATGTTAATGCCGATACTTTTAGTGATAGCTTTGAATTGGATGATGGGGATAAACCACCGTACCAGCAAATTACTTTTACCCTGGCTGATCAGCAAGCCACTATTATTAAAGAGGCTTTGGCTAAAGTAAAAAGTAGTGAGGAGTTTGCAGTGGTTGAAACTTATGGCAATGAAAACAGTAACGGCAATTTATTATTTACACTAGTGACACAATCGCAATGGGTAGAGCAAAAGACATAATAGTTAAAGTCATACCAAGCAAGCTGGCTAATGATTTTATTAAAAAATATCATTACAGCGGCAAGGTAGTTAACAACTCAAAGCTACATTTTGGTTGTTTTTTGGATGAGCGGCTGCACGGTGTAATGTCGTACGGTCATAGTATTAACAAAAAAGGCACAATTAATTTAGTGGCGGGTACTAAGTGGAGTGGCTTTATTGAGTTAAACCGGATGGCCTTTGATGATGTTTTACCGCGCAATAGTGAAAGCCGTTGTATTGCAATTAGTATGCGCTTACTTAAAAAAAATGCACCGCATATCCAATGGGTTATTAGTTTTGCAGATGGTACGCAATGTGGTGATGGCACTATTTATAGGGCTAGTGGTTTTAAGTTAGTAGGTATAGCAAAAAATACCGCGCTTAGGGTTAACCCAAAAACGGGTGAGGCTATGCACGTTATCCAGGCGCACCACTTAAAAATGAGTCAAGAGTTTAGAACGTGGGAAGCTTTTAAAGGCTACCAATTTAAGTATGTTTATTTTTTGGACAAAAGTGTTGAGGCAAATTTAACGCTACCGGTATTACCTTTCAGCAAAATTGATGAGTTGGGTGCGGGTATGTATAAAGGCCAAAAAGTAACTATAGAGGAACGGAGGGAAAACGCGGCATTAGTGTAATGGTAACACGCTCAACTCCAATTGAGTAATGGCGTTTCGATGCGACCATGCCGCTCCAAATATATGGCTGATGAACAACAAACTTATACTTTAGAAACCATAGCTAAATTATTAATGCTGTCTGAACGTAGGTGTCAACAACTGGTTACTGATGGTGTTATACCAAAACACCCACGCGGTGAGTATGACTTGGTGCAGTGTGTGCAAGGCTATGTTAAATTTTTAAGGGAACGGGCGTTTGGTGGTGTGGCAAATACTGACCAACATACTGAAAAAACCCGCCTGGTATCTGCCCAGGCAAATATTGCGGAAATGACAGATGCGGAAATGCGGCGCGATTTGGTTAGGGCTAATGAAATAAGAAGCGCTTTATATAGTGCTGCCCGGACTATACGCAACTCAGTGCAAACCATATCTGACCGCGTTAGCTTACCAATTGCAGGGATGACAGATCAGCATGATATTCATGAGTTAATTGATAATGAGGTTATGCAAGTTTTAGGAAGTTTAGATGAGGATTGGCAAAAAATATTGCCAAAAATAAATGATGAACGAGATACAGACACCGATAAAGATACCCAACACTAGTATAAATGGTGAACATTTAGCTATTGAGTCAATAATGGCTGGGCTAAAACCTGACCCGGTTGAAGACCTTAGTGATTGGGCGGATGAGTTTAGGGTACTAAACCAAACTTATGCAGCTGAGGCAGGGCGCTGGCGTACTAGTAGAACGCCGTATTTGCGGGAAATAATGGATGTATTTTCACCGTCAAACCGTTGCGAGTTTGTGACCATTATGAAAGGGGCGCAGCTGGGCTTTACTGAGGCCTTAACTAATATGATTGGTTACATTGTGCATCGCGCACCAGCGCCAGTAATGATGGTGCAGCCAACACAAAACTTAGCAAAACGTTATAGCAAACAACGCCTGGCAACTATGATTGCGGATATGCCGGTGTTAAAAGATTTGGTGGCTGACCCTAAAGCTAGGGATAGTGGTAATACGACAACTGCCAAAGCCTTTCGCGGTGGTGTTATGTTTATTGCTGGGGCAAATAGTGCGGCGGATTTAAGGAGTGTGCCGGTGCGTTATTTGTTATTAGATGAGGTGGATGCGTACCCGTATGATGTTGATAATGAGGGTGACCCTATTGAACTTGCGGTAAACCGTACTAAAACTTTTGCCAGGCGTAAAGTATTAATAGGCTCAACGCCTACGGTTAAAGATGTTAGCCGTGTTGAGCGGGAGTATTTAAAAGCTGACCAGCGCAAATACCATGTGCCGTGTCCGCATTGTGATGTTATGGATGAGTTATCGTGGCCAAATATTAAGTGGGATAAGGATGCAAATGGCAGGCATCAACCACAGACTGCTTATTATGCTTGCCCACATTGTGCGGGTGTTATTGATGAAAGTTTTAAAACGGATATGTTGGCTAAAGGCTTATGGGTTGCACAAGCACCGGAAAATAATTATAAGGATAAACGCCGCAGTTACCATATTTCCAGTTTATACAGTCCGTGGGAGTCCTGGCAAAGTATGGTGCAAAAATTTGTGGATGCCCAGGCTGACCCGCATTTATTAAAGACTTTTATTAATACGGCACTTGGGGAGTGTTGGGATGAAGAGGCTAACCGGGTTGATATGAGTGATTTACAAAAAAATGCTGAAGAATATTCCCTACGGGTACTGCCTATGGGTGCGTTATTAGCTACGTGTGGGGTAGATGTCCAGGACAACCGCCTTGAAGCGGTCATTTGGGCGTTTGGCAAAAGCGAGGAATCGTGGGTAATAGATTACCAGGTGTTTTTTGGTGACCCTGCGGGTAATGATGTTTGGGAAGAGTTGGATGAGTATTTGCAAAAGGAGTTGGCACATGCACACGGCTCAGTTGTTAAAGTAAGTGCGGTAGCTATTGATACTGGTGGCCATCACACGCAAAAGGTATATGACTTTTGTAGGCTTAGAAAACACCGCCATGTGATCGCCATAAAAGGGCAATCCACAAGAAACCGTCCAGTAGTTGGAAGGCCAACTAACCAGGATATATCCATGCGCGGCAAAACCATTAAAGGCGGCGTGCAGTTATGGCCGGTTGGTAGTGATACTGCTAAGGGTGTTTTATACGGGCGCTTTGGTATTAAAACTGGGCAAGCCGGTTCAGTGCATTTTAGCCAGGATTTACCGGATGAGTTTTATGCACAAATTACTGCTGAAAAATTAATTACCAGGTATGTGAAAGGTCACCCGGTGCAAGAGTGGGTTAAACCAAGTCATAGGCGCAATGAAGTGTTGGACTGCACGGTTTATGCGTTAGCCGCAGCGTACCATTTAGGTATGAATAAATTTAGTGATAGGGATTGGTTGCGTATAGAGGAAATTGTGCAGCCAATAACAGAGGATTTATTTAATAATAGCCAGCAAAATGGCGCTGAAAAGGATAAAAAAGCAGTTAAAAACGTTAAAAAACCAGGCAAAGTGGCGTTAAAACAGCAAAAATTAAAGAAAAAAACACCTCCTAAACCCACTCGCAAACGCAATAAAGCTGGTTTTGCTAATAATTGGTAATAACTATTTTATAAATACATCACACAAAGCAAATTTGGTTACTAACCTAATGCCCATCATTCGTGGGATTTTCTATGGCAAACCTGTTTGACTCTACAAATTACCCCGAAACAGAACCGGCTAAAATAATTTCCGGTGACCGTGCGGCGTGGAAACGCACCGACCTGGGTAGTGATTATGCCCCGGCAAATTACAGCCTTAAATATTCCGCCCGGCTTGAAGGCAGCGGCGCAACCTCAATTGATATTACTGCTTCAGAATCCGGTAACGATTACATTATTGAAGTTGGTAAAGCA